AAATTGCAGTAGAAGATTATACTCCTTCTATAACTGATACAGTATTTTCTCGTGCACAAAAAAGAAAAGACTTTATAGATATAGACATGCAAGGAGAAGATTCACTTGCTAATTTAAACTGGCTGGCTGATACTGTAGGAAGAATAGAAAGTGATAATAATCCTGAGGCTATGTATGAAGGTCCAGAATCTTCTGCTAAAGGAGAATATCAGTGGTTGACTAATCCTAAAGAAGGACAACCAGCTTTTATAACAGGAATAAACAGAGCTATAAATAATTATGAGGATTCAGGACATGAACCCCCTTCTTGGTTATATGAAGCAAAGAAACATGGTGATCCTACAAAATTAGATAAAGATCAACAAAGAGAAATATTTTTTGCTGATATTTTTGAAAGAGAAGGATCTGATGCATTAATTAAAAGAATTATAGAGAGTAGAGATATAGATGCTTTTAAAGACCTCTACTTAAATAAGTGGCATACTAATCCTGATGAAGCTACTATTAAGAGAGTAAATGAAATTTTAAGTGGTAAAGCAACTGGTGGTATGGTAATGCGTAACCCCTATAATAATTATAATAAACAGAGGATAATATAATGGCTGTAGAAAGAAATCCTTTCGAAGGTAGTAAACAAGCAGTAGAGTTAGACGAACTTGAAGAAAAAGTAGAAGCTGTTACTGCTCCAGATGGTATTGAAATAGAAATAGAAGGTGAAGAAGAGATAGAAGTAATACCAACAGAAAGCGAACATTATGCTAATCTTGTTTCCGAATGTGATGAAGAGAAATTAAAAGAAATTGCCAGTGAAGTTATAGAAGGATTTAATACTGATAAAGATTCCAGAGAAGAATGGGAAGAAACATTTGAAAGAGGTTTTGATCTTCTTGGTTTAAAACTCCAAGAGACCAATGAACCTTTTGAAGGAGCATGTACTGCAGTTCACCCCCTCTTGATTGAGTCAGCTGTTAAGTTTCAATCCAAGGCATCACAAGAACTCTTTCCTTCAGGAGGTCCAGTTAAAGCACAGATCTTAGGTAAGGTTACACCAGAACGTGAGCTACAAGCACAACGTGTTAAACAGTTTATGAATTATCAGTTAACTGATCAAATGCCAGAATATTTTGATGAGTTTGAAAGAATGCTTTTTCACTTACCTCTAGTAGGTTCAGCATTTAAAAAGATTTATTATGATATGTCCTTGGAACGTCCTGTATCAGAATTTATACCAGTAGATCAATTCTATGTGTCTTATTATGCAACAGATCTCAGAAGAGCTGATCGTTATACACATCTTATCTATAGATCACCCAATGATATGCGTAGAGATATAGCAAGTGGTATGTATGCTGATGTAGATCTACCTAAAGCTAGTACACCAAATCAAACAACTATGGGATCTAAGATAGATGAGATTATGGGATTTACACAAGTAGACTCCACTGATCCTCAATATACCTTATTAGAACAACATTGTTATTTAAATCTTGATGATAATGAAGATGCAGTAGCACTACCTTATGTTGTAACTGTAGAACAAGAGTCCAGACAAGTACTATGTATTCGTAGAAATTATGATGAGAATGATCCTAAGTTTCAAAAGAAATTACATTTTACCCATTATAAATATGTACCCGGATTCGGATTCTATGGGTTAGGACTTATACATTTCCTTGGTAATCTTACTATGACAGCAACAACTGCCATGCGTTCCTTAGTGGATGCTGGACAGTTTGCTAATCTTCCGGGTGGGTTTAAAGCCAGAGGAGTACGTATGGTTGGAGATAATGCTCCAGTAGCTCCGGGTGAATTTAAAGAAGTAGAAGCTACAGGTATAGATCTTTCAAAAGCTATTATACCTTTACCTTATAAAGAACCATCACAAACTCTTATGGCTATGTTAAATTTTGTTGTAGGTGCTGGACAGAAATTTGCTGATTCTACTGAACAAGTAATTTCTGAATCTACTAACTATGGACCTGTAGGAACAACTATGGCTCTCTTAGAAGCATCATCCAGATTCTTTACAGCTATTCATAAACGATTACATAAATCACAGAGAGATGAGTTTCAATTATTAGCACAAATTAATTATGATTTCTTACCAGAAAATTATCCTTATGAAGTAATAGGTGGAGATCAATCGGTAATGAAAATGGATTTTGATGGACGTATAGATGTTGCTCCTGTATCTGATCCTAATATTCCAAGTAGTGCACACAGAGCAGCACTAAGTCAAATGGCTTTGTCCTTGGCACAGCAAACTCCTCCGGGTATGTTTAACATGAGAGCATTGTATCATGAAGTTCTTTCAGCATCGAACTTTCCAAATCTAGAACAGGTACTACCACCAGAACCTCAACCAGAACCAAGAGATCCAATGGGTGATATATTAGCTATTTCTCAAAGTTTACCAATTAAAGCATTTCCGGGTCAGAATCATCAAGCTCATATCACATTTAAAACTGCTTTCTTACAAGATCCTTTATTAGGTAAAAATCCTTTAATGAAAATGGGTGTACCTATTCTAGAAGCGAATATACGTGAACATATACTTTTACAATACCAAGAACAACTAGGTGGTATAGTACAAGAAAGTGGTGTAGCAAATGATCCACAAACTATGGAAATGGTAATGGCTCAAGCAGCTGAACAAATTGCTCAGGCAAATGCTAACCAAGCAGCAGCAATGTCACCTGAACAACAGATGTTAATGAATGAACAGCAAAGAATAGAACTTGACGAACAAAAAGCAAATGTTGAAGCAGTAAAAGATGTATCAGAACTTGCTATTAGAAATCGTGAAGTTGATCTTAAAGAAGATGAACTTGCTGTTAAAGCTATGACAGAAGCTGGTAAGCTTGCTCTGAAAGATAAAGAGGGAGCAGCTAAGAGTATGGAGCTTGCAGCTCGTATAGCTCTTGATGCAGAGAAACTCGATTCGAGTATTGATGAACGTCAAGCTAATAAAGCTATTGATACATTTCTTAAAGTAGCAGAAGGGGAAGCTAAAAGTGCCACTAAAAAAAGGAAAGAGTAAACAAGTAATTTCCAGCAACATTAAAGAGTTAAAAGGTGCAGGGTATAAAAAGAAACAAGCTATTGCCATTGCATTGGATAACGCCAGACGGAGCAGAAGGAAAAAGGTTTAAATGGATTTTATGACAGAAATTAAGGATTCTTTCAAGGAAGAGAAAGAACGCCTAAAAGAAATGCTTGCATCAGGATCAATAGAGGACTATAACCATTATAGACAGATAGTTGGTTCTCTTAGTGGAATTGAATGGTGTCAAGAAAAATTAGTTAATACATATAATAAAAGGATGGAATCAGATGAGTAAAATGTTTTGGATAGCAATTATAATAGTTGCTGGAATAATAATCGGTGGATCTATTTTTATGAAATCTTCTACCGAAGTTGAAGCTAATGATGAAACAATAAGAAGTACTTTACCGGGATGGTCTGCTGGATATAGATACTGGTATGACATGGATGAAAGTAATAAATCTAAATTAAGATTATTTGGTAAGTATAAACAAAAAGATGGAGATGCATTTAAAATTGGATGGGACAGACAAGTTGGTAAAGATTTAAATCAGTTTGAAATGAACTCTGATGATGATGGTATTATCTTCTTTGAACAGGAGTTTAAATTTTAATGAAAATATTTTTATTTTTAACTATGTTATATATTGTAAGTGCATGTGCCTTAGAATCTAATACACCTATAACTGCTATTCCAGAAGAAGTAGTACCAGAAGAAGTAGTATCAGAAGAAGTAGTGGTTATTAAAGAAACTAAAGCTTGTTCTCAAGAGGGAACATGTAAGTAATGCCTGAAATCTTTTATGTCGCAACACTCCTTATATGTTTTCATGGGGAGTGTACGCAATTTGAAAGTGCACCTTATGCTAAAAATATAAGTGCAGATAATTGTCAAAAGATGTTGGTACATACCTTTCAAACTCAAGTAGGTCCATACTATGATGCTATTATTGATTTTGAAAAAGATAATCCTGAAGATGTAAAGATTACGTATGCTGGTTGTGATACTACA